ATCAAGAAGTTTTTCAATTTCTCTATTCTGCTTATCTATATAGTCATTGATTGCACGAATGGTTGCATTGTGTTCAGAAACTTTATTAAGATGATTAGCAATATCCTTATTGATTTCTACAATAGTGCTAATCTTGTCGTTGTTCTTTTCTAGTTCTTCTGCAAGTTTTAATAACCCCGTCTGAATTTCATTCTTTTTTTCGTCCTTAACTTTGATCTTATTTTCTCTGAACGAGTCTTCAATCGTTTGGGAACATGTAGGGCAAGTATCATTTTCCAAAAAGAACTGAATATCCTTCTCAATTTTGGATATAGAACTCTCCATCTTGGACTCAATTTGCAATAACTTCTTACTCTTTGTGCGAACTTCATTTTCTGTTTGCACTTTAGACGTAAGCGTCTGAACATGCTTTTGCACAAGAGCAATGTCGTTCTGGAGTTTATCCGCTTGTTGCCTACTTTTCTCAATCTCAATTTTCTTGTTCTGTATCTCTTCTTCATTGTGTGCCTTATTATCTTCAAGGTTTTTCTTCTGAAGTGTAATTTTTTCTTCAGTCAAATCAATGTCATACTTGATACTTCTTGCAGTATCTTTTAGATTAGTCATCTTATCTTTTACAAGAGTATTCATAGAAGAAAAGATACGAATGTCCAATAGATCTTCAATGATTGCTCTTCTATCAGCAGCCGGTAACTGCATAAAAGGCACAAACGATGCTGAACCCAAGATAACAATCTGAGTAAATGACTTGTAGTTTAACTTTAATATAACTCTTTCAAGATATTCCTGATAATCACGCGACTTTGCATCCTGATTAATAAGAACATCATCACAAAAGATTTCAAAGACATTTGGTTTGAGTCCACGAACTACTTTGTACTTCTTTGAACCAATGTCAAAGAAGATTTCAACTACTGCATTGTTCTGATTAATAGAGTTGAGTAGTTGTGGTTTGTTGATCTTACGGAATGGTTTACCAAACAAACCAAAACACAAAGCATCAAGCATAGTAGATTTACCGGCACCATTAGACCCAATAACAAGAGTGTCAGAGTGCCTATCAAGTTGGATATCGGTAAAGGTGTTGCCAGTACTCAAAAAATTACGCCACCTAACATTCCTAAAATTAATCATAATTTATTCAATAGTATTAATTGCTTCCAGATACAATTCACGAAGAATGTTCTTCATGCGTGTCTTGTCTAGATCATCTTGTAAGTTGTCAACAGTTTTGTTTATAATAGTCAGAGTGTCTTCTGCTTGATCTATTATATCATCATCTAGTCCTTCTGTCAAATCAGTGAAATCTTCAACAATAGTGACTTGTAAAGGATTGACATTATAAAGATCACCCATGAACTTATCAAACATGTAAGGGTTTGATTTATTTACAACTACAACCTTTACGTGTTTATTCGCATATTGTGTGAATTCTTGGTTGTTTGTTATAGTATCGTCATACACGATACGATGGAACATTACATTAGGATTTTCACAAAAAGATAAAGTTTCACTATCAAGCTCAAATGTATGAAACCCACGAGGGTCATTATAATCACTCCAAGTAAGTTCATAGGGGTTTCCCAAATAGTATATTCCATCACTAGATGACCTATGATGGTAGTGACCGCTAAAAGTAAAACTAAACTTTCTAAATAATCCACGAGACATACCCTCTTCTGATGGCAGTCCCCGATACATAGAAAACCCTTCAATTTCAAAGTGACCACAACAATATTCTGCCGTTGTGTTATTTATCTCATCCAAACATTCTTGATAGTTATCAGCACAGACCCAAGGGATCATACAAATATTTTTACTAGGATCTCTTCTGTCAATATTGATTGTTTTGGGTTTATCAATCACCTCAATATTATCATATTCCCTCAGTAACAAATCTACTGAATTGACCTCGTTTGTATTTTTGTAATATGTATCATGATTTCCAGCCAACATATAAACACTAATATTACGATTATAAAGTTCATCAAAGAACATTTGTTTAGTTCTTTGTAAAGTACTGAAGTTTATATATTTTCTTCTATCAAACGTATCACCAAGAATCAGAACTGTCTTAATGTTTTCTTCTTCTAGTTTTGGAAAGAATGTTTCTTTATAAAACTTCTCATAATAATCAAGAAACTGTTGACTATCGTTTCTCGCCCCAAAGTGTTGATCTGTTATCAGTGCTACTTTCATTTACACTTCCCCATACTCGTGGAGAACAACCACCACCATCAACAAGTTTATATTTTTCACAAATATCATTATTTACTCCACGTTTTCTTTGTTCTGCTTCCCATGTTCTAGTTCTTAACTGGGAACTACTATATGGATGTTCTCTTTTATGATAGAACAACTCTATACCATTATCAATACACCATTGCTTTCCAGTGAAATCTTTGATACGATACTCATCACCCAAAAACCTAACATCCATTGTTGTGGTTTGAATGAGATGTAACAAATCTTCTTCTGTTTCATAGACAAGCACCTCATCTACATATTTACATGCGGATACTTGAACAAACCTTTCATATATGCTTTGGATTGGTTTGTTCTTACTATCAGGTCTATCAATAGTTGGATCTGTTTGTAAAGCGATTATAAGATAGTCACATTGTTCCTTTTCCATCTTTAACATTGTCACATGTCCGGCATGGAATAAATCAAAGGTACTACAATTAAATCCGATTCTCATTATATCATTCCTCAAAGAAATTGTCAAGACCTTTCGTCTTAGGGATTAACTTTTTGTTTTTCTTATTCTCTTCAAAGTTCTCAATGAACTCTGAGATGTTATCATACAACTCAAACTGTCTGGTGTTATTGGACATTTCATCCAATTCTTGAAGTTCATGTTCATCCAGAATAGCCATCTGTTCGGTTGCTTTACATTTGACATACATCTGTTTCTTTTCTTTCTGTATGCGTCTTAGGAAAGCAAAGTAGATAACTTGTGTGAAATATGCGAAAGGGTTCTTACTTTTATCAGCATCAAAGTTCTCAAAATACATCAGACAGTTCTCTACACCATCCGCAATCATCTCATCTCTATATGTGTAATTTATAAAATTAGGTCTGTGGGACAGACCCTCCGCAATCTTGAGGAAGCATTCGCCTATGTAATTTGGTATACGTGGGGGTGGTGTGTTTGTTTCTTCTGACAGTTTCTTTGCTGATTTGAATGCTTCTAATGCTGTAAGGAAGTCACCATTGTTAACATATTCACGCTTTTTCTTTTCTTTTTCACTCATTTCACTTTATCCTAAAAAAATACTTGACAAATTACAAATTATATGATATAATTCTTTTCTGTTACCCACCGAGGGAATATATATAATATATTAATGGAGAATTACACCTTGTGATTCTTCTAATGCAGTCATTACATCATCCATATTCTCTCCTTCTTCTTCCATCTCTTTCATTCTTGATTTCATAACAAGAAGATCATTCACTTTCTTCATTGTATTAGTATAATAATCAGATATCTTTCTATTAGCATCAAACACAGAGATTATGTTACGAGGGTTTATTCTTGATGTGTTATCACTTATTAGTTCTATTGGTAACCAATGGTCCATTAAAATGCTAATAGTACCAGATTTATTTTGTCTTATTGCAATAGACATTGGTTCATGGAACCAGGTACCAGACGCATCTTCTATTAACCTACAAATAACATCTTCACCAGTAATCATTCTGACTATCTTCACATCTATCATTTTTTAAGTCCTATCTTATAGATCTTATAAGAATGTTTTTCTTCCGTGTAGAACTTGGTTCTTTCTAAAAAATGTTTAAGAGTATGATTCATATTTTTACCATATCTCATATCATCTGCAATATCATAAAGAACCGCCTCATCTTTATTGTCACTTTTTCTAAGTCCTCTTCCTATACTTTGTAGGACTTTTGTTTTGGATTTATATGGAGAAGCAAATATAATATTATGTAGGTTTCTTATATTAATACCTGTAGAATAAGTTCCATATGAAGCCACTATGATAGCATTCTCTTCATTTTCTACTATCCTTCTTATTTCTTCTCTATCTTCTGTTTCAGTTTTACCCGAAACAAAAAAGACCTTTCTATCACCTAAGTCCTTGGTTTCTTTAATCATATTATACAGTATAACACCGTGTTTGTCAACCATTTGAAACAAAACAAGGGTATTCTTTTTCATGCTAACTGCAAGATTTTTAATGAATTTATTTCTCTGATGATTAGATATCAGGTATTGTATTTCATCCTTGTACTCTCTTTTAACACAATCTTCTTCTGGGTGTTTTAATATTAAACATTTTATAGTAAAACCAGATAACCTTCCCTTATCAATAAGTTCTTTAGTAGTAGTTACTCGTAACATACGACCAAACAGACCTTCTAACACTAATTGGTGTGTTTTGGTTCCATCCAAAGTTCCTGTAAGACCAACGCGATATTTGGTTTCTGTACATTTAGTCAGAATACCTATCAAAGAATCTGCTTTAAATAAGTGTGCCTCATCGCCAATAACATAATCAAATTGACTGAAGTATTCATCTGGCATTTGATAAACAGATTGCCAAGTTGTGATGATTAGATCCTTATCGGTGTTTTTATCTTTACCCTGATAAATTCTATGGACATGTTGAGATACATCAAAATCAGATTCTGAAGCATAATCTACAAAATCAGAGTATAACTGTTCAACCAAAGAAGTTGTTGGAACAACAATCAAACCCCTTAAATTTTGATAATCCAAAAGTTGTCTGAAGATTAAATATATTATAAGAGATTTACCAGAAGCAGTGGGTGATATCAGTAATGCTCTTCTACCTTGCATTACGTGAATTACAGCATCCTGTTGGTGTTTATCTGGTGTTATTTTTCTACCAGCAGATGATAGGTTTAACCCTTTAACAAACTTTTCAAAGTGATAAACCGAGAACTCATCTTCTACTGATTGGCATGATGGATGATATTCAAACGTATATCCCCTATCATTACAGAACTCTTCAATATAGGACACCAACCCCATATAGATTTGAAATGTGGAGAGGTTGAACAGACGAATCTTTCCATCCCATATTTTATTTTTAAATGCAGGAGAGAATGTGTGTCCAGGTACAAAGAATGTAAAGTATTCTGAAAGTTCTTTTGCTATATATCGTTCACATGATATTTTAGCAAATGCTTCATTTGCTTTACCAATGATTACATCACTCATTTAACTTCCATTTATAAATTTCTCCCAACTAATCAAATCTCTAAGTTGGAATGTTCTGCTTTTTAGTTCTGACATGATTGCTTCTACAGCAGATATTATTTCATCATGATAAACTTTCTTTTGTAGGAGTTTTATTAGATCACCATCCGCATCTAGATAGATTTGTATGTCTGATTTAAGTGTAAATTGAAACGGTTCCCAACCCAACTCTTCAAGTTCATCTTTAGACAACTTTCCTGTATAAAGCTCCCATTTCTTTTTCTTCATCTGTAGATAACTGAAATGCGCTTTTTTGGTTGCTAACTTGTGTTGAGTGAGGATATTGAGATATTTGCTATGTAAGATAGGAATGCGGATTAGTTCTCTACTAGGTTCAGTAAAGTCAATAACAGAATCAGTTTCCCAATATTTAAGCACTTGTTCTAAGTTTTCCATAATGTAAAATAATATATTAATCTAAAGGAATGAATTTAAAATACTCGTATGTGAATGATGCGTCTGCGGTTAAAATGGTATCTGCGGATAGTTTTGTGTCAAAATTGATTCCAGACAAAGATGTAGGGAAAGCATTTATAAACTGTATACGTAAAACAGGATTGTTTAAGTTTGATAAAATAGTTAAAGTAGCATCAGAATAACTTTTTAATGGATTTTCTGGATTATTTTTGTTTTGTATTGTTTGATAATAATCCCTTTGTGATATACTTTCTGGAGAAGAAATCGCAAGAAACCATTCATATAAGGTTCTCCAAGACAATGCTTCTTCATCAATAATAAAACTTATTTTCAGTTCGTCATATTGAATATTTAAACCTGCAACAGACCAATTGTGTAACGGAGAAGTTACTGGTGCTTGCGGCATACTGATTCCTGGAAGATTTACTTCCTGACAAAAATATTGAGCTGCTCCAAGTCTATCAAAAGTTAACAGATACTTGGTAGGTTGTAAGAAATTTGTATTTTCTGGTGTACGTGTTAAGACTGTCATAGTAATCTCTGAAGGTTATACACTATTTATAAGCATAAAAAAAGGGGTGCCGAAGCACCCCAATTAGTGTCACTCTTTTCGGTGACTCACTACATATGATTTTTGACGATCACATTAAATTTTTCACTGCGAACAAACGGTAGTAAACGTTTGATTGTGCATTCAGTGCACCGAACCCTTGAGTGATACCCTGTGCGAATGGGTTTGCAACCATTCCGTAACGGGTCTTGAAACCAATCTTAGGTTGGAAAG